CCTTCCCCCTTTTTTCCCCCCCTTTTTGGGGGTTAGGGTGGGTTCGTTGCTTCCCTGAAACAAACCTTTGAGGGTGACGAAACAACTGGTTATAGGGTGAACGCCGCTTTTATCAAGGAATGCAACCAATATCCCGGTCTTTTGGACATCATCAAAAAGATTGAGGGTTTGATCGTCGGTTCGAGTACGCACGCTGCGGCCGTGATTTTGTTTGATGACCATGACCGTTTAATTGATCATTGTTCTCTGATGAGGGCGCCAAACGGAGATTTGTGCACCGCCTTGGACCTCCATACAGTTGAAGAAGCGGGCTGTTATAAGTACGACTTCTTACTGTTGTCCACTCTGGATATTCAGGCAACTTGCTTCAAGCTGTTACAGGCCGACAATGTTGTTGATCCCAATCTCACTCTGAAAGAGTGTTTCCGCAAATACATTAACCCTAATACAATCGACTTTGACAATCCAGATATTTGGAGCAAGCTCTATAACAACGAGGTGCTCTCTATTTTCCAATGGGATGCCGCCTCTGGTCGAAAAGGTATCTTAGCAACTCGCCCTCAAAATCTGTTCGAGTTAACTTCCGTAAACGGATTGATCCGACTGATGACTCAGGAGGGTGAAGAAGACCAGATTCAGCGTTTCTGTCGAATTAAGGAGTGTCCTCCAGAGTTCGATGACGAAATGATTGCCGCGGGTCTAACCGACGAGCAAAGAAAAATCATGCACGAAGAGCTGGATCAATACAATGGATGCGCCGCAACACAAGAGTCTTTCATGGTTCTGTCTCAGAGATTGGCAAACTATACTTTGAAGCAGGCCGATGCGCTGAGAAAGACAGTCGCAAAGAAGAAGATGAGCGAAATCGAAAAGCAGAAAGAATTGTTTTACTCTCAGTGTGAGGGTAATCAGCAGGTTAAGGATTATCTGTGGCGAGTGGTTATTCAGCCATCTCTCGGTTATGGTTTCTCTCTGAACCATGCTCTTCCTTATTCCATCATCGGCGTTCAGTGCATCTTAATGGGCGGCATTTTGTTCCATCCGATTTATTGGCAGGCGGCCTGTCTGCTTCAGCGTTCCGGCTCTCTCGATGGTAAATCTGCCAACTACAACAAGATTGCCAAGGCAGTTTCTGCATTGTCTCGCCAGGGCGTGCACATCGCTCCTCTGAACATCAACAAGTCTGAAAGAGATTTTAAGTTGGATGCGGAGAATAACACGATTTACTTCGGTTTTGCAGGAACTAAGGGACTGAAAGACAAAGCTATTGACTCGATTTTGGAGCAGCGTCCATTCAATTCGTTCTACGATTTCTTGGCGAGAACTTCCGCTGACATCACTTCAATTGTGACGCTCGTAAAGGCCGGAGCCTTCGATGATTTTGGAGATAGATACTCCATTATCGACATTTTGGCGAGGTTCAAGTCTGACCAGAAAGAGAAGCTGAATGGCCAAAACTACTCTACGATTGAGAGACTTGGTCTATGGCCTGAGGATGAGGATGAGTTGACAATGGCGCGTCGCGTGTTTAATTTCACTCGCTACCTCAAGAGTTTACCAAACGGCAATCTGTTCAATATGGGTTATGATATTACCCAATACTATCCACTCGACGAAAGAGCAATCGCGTTCCTCGATGAAATCGACTTTGTTCACGATGGCGTGGCTCTTGACAAAACTGTTTGGAAGTCTGCTTATGATGTTTATCTGAAGCCGATGAAGCAGTATCTCATTGATAACCAAGCTGAAATGGTTAATAAAGTAAATGAGGTTGTTATTAACGAGTGGAAAGAAAAGTATTTCCCCAGCGATAAAGGTCTCTCCCAGTGGGAGATTGAGACGATGGGCCTGTGTTTTGGAGAGCATCCGATGCGTCATGTTATCAATGTTGATAACTTCGATGACCTGCCAACAGAGCCTCAAATCGCAACCATCTATAAGACCAAGCAGGGCAGAACTGTTCCTCTGTATCGACTGACAATGATTGTCGGCATCGTAATTGCAAAGGATAAGCTGCATAGCTCTATTACTTTGTTGACAGCAGATGGTCCTGTGGAAGTCAAGTTCCGTAAGCAGCAGTTTGCATCTTATGACGCTCAGATTTCTAAGGTTGTGGGCGGCAAGAAGCAGGTTGTTGAGAAGAGCTGGTTAAACCGGGGTAACGGTCTTATCATCCATGGTATGCGTCAGGACGACCAGTTCGTAGCAAAGACTTACAAGAATAGTCCGATGAAGCATACTGCGTATAAAGTAACCGCAATTCTGGACACAGGCAAGATTGAGGTTCAGAAAGAGCGTAAAAAAGGAAAACAGGAGGAATCTTCAGATGACGAAGCCTAATGAAACCGGTGTCTTTGAGGGCACCCTTGCACCTAAGCATGACCCCGTAAACCATCCGTCTCACTACACCTCCGGCAAGTTCGAGGTTATTGACATCATCGAGGACCAGCTTGGGCCAGAGGGCGCACGCGCCTTCTGCCTCGGCAATACCATTAAGTATATCAGCCGCGCCGGCAAAAAGGATCCGCTTGCGCTCAAGCAGGACTATGAAAAGGCTCGTTGGTATTTGAACCGTGCCATCGAGATTACGGAGCGTATCAATGCTGAGTAACGCGTGCAGCCAGGAGCTGCATAAATGGCTGACGGCGACATTCAACGACTTCTATTCTGTATGGAGTCCGAATGATTGCAACCAACACATTGTTCATCACGAGCCGGGGTATAAAAATGAAGCCTTTGATAAAATGCTTCAGAAGCTGTACCCAGACTTTTCCTTGGTTCAGGAAACTGGGTTCGGCATCTTCGGAGAGGAGATGTTCCGCATCCATTTCGACAATCTTGTGATTGAGATTGAGCCTATGGATAATCAAATTCATCACACACAATACGTCTGAAGGAGGATACAATATGTCCGATGTTATCAACTTTGAAGAGGCTAAGGCTAAGACTGAACAGCCTTCCCTCGAAGAGCGCAGAAAAGAAGCAATTAAGAAGCTCCCCCATTATCGCGGCGAGGTTCCGTCCAAGAATACAATTCGTCAGCTGCCCGACGTTGAGCCCGGCCAGATTTTCTGGGTCGAGATGGACCACAAGCCCTATCTCGTCGCCGACAAGCAAGGTAAAAAGATTACCATTAAGGCGCTGGATGAAACCGCTACTGTTTCCACCGGTATTACAATCTTTGAGATGAACAAGAGCATCATCTCCAAGGAGCCTTTGATGGACTTCTCTGATCCTCAGGTTGTGGCTGATCTCGATGCCCGCCTTAATACCTGGTTTACCCAAGAGACCAGTGATAAGAGATACCTGCTCTACGGTCGCGATATTCACTATGTAACCATGCTGGAACGCACCGGTAATGTGAAGACCTGGCCCGCCCAGATTCTCCACGATTGCCTGTCTGCTATCGGCGACATCATTTCTGTGGACTTCAATACCAGCGACGGCGAATGCGCCGTAGAAATCTGGGTCCGCACTAAGGATTCTCCCGCTGAACTGCTTTATCTGTTCCCTTATGATAAGGGCATCGTTGAGTTCTAAAAAAGAGCATAAAAAAAGAACCCCTCATGGAGTTAACCATGAGGGGTTCTTTTTATTCAGGGGTTAATGCCGATTAAGGAGTAACCGGGTTTTCCTCAATGCCGCCGGTAGCAGCGGTATCGATCAGACCGTCACCCTTAGTACGGGTTGCAGGACCACCAGCAGTCTCGACATAAGCCTCAGAACCTGGCTTGGTAGAGTCAAAGGTATCGGAGTAGTCGATATTCTGGTGAGGCTCGAGGGAAGGATCCTTCCACAGGTACTCGCCGTCGGAGTCATTGTTGTACTTGAAGCGGCGATAGGAGGTAGGATCGGCGGTAGCACCGGTGCCCTGGCCGTCGTAGTTATCGTCAGCGGCAAGAATCTGGATGTGGGCCAGAACCTTACGGGTCAGGGCGAACTTGAGGAAGTCAGGATATGCGTCCCCCCGGAGGGGGAAGGGGGAGGGATACCCGGGGGCCGGCGAGGGGAGGGAAGGAGAGG